AAGCCCTGCACCTGTTTTACACTATCCTATCACAACAGTTGAACGAGATTGGTCTGGAACATCGGTACTTTGGTGTAACGGGTAAGGAACTTTCCCTACCCTACACCAAAGACATCATTAAAACGTTTATTTGGAAGCCTATTCAGTCTGCAATGTTCGGTATCGAAAGCACGACCAAGTTAAAAACCGAGCAGATAAACGCCATCCTCGATGTTCTTATTAAGCATTTCGGGGAACAAGGTATAGAGGTGTCGTTTCCAAGCCGATTTGAGGAGTATTTAAAGTTTGTAGGTGGACAACAAGGATAAAACCGTAGGCGACACCTCCCACCCAACACCGGCTGAACGTGGCGAAAAAACGATGGATTTATGGTGCGACATATACGAAATACTGAAAAAGTACAAACGGGGGTACTATTTTCTAAACAATGAAAAAAATATTGAAAAAATATTGAGGAAAAATTGGAAGTGTGGAAAATTTGTTTTAATTTTGTAATTAGAATTTAAAGAATAAAGACCAATGAGATTTAACTTTAACATTTTTATCTATTATAAATCCCTTTCAGAATTGGGGTTGAGGTATTCAAGGTTTGGTCACCTATTCGCCTCTCCCCTTTTTTGTTAGGGTATTTTTATATGAATGGGTTTGAGCAAATAAAATCATTTTACAGTTGGGTTTTTAATAATCCAGACAAAGTAAGACCAACGCATATAAGCCTGTATCTATTCTTATGGAATCAGGCAAATAGAGCAAATTGGGCAGAATGGGTTAAATGTCCTTACGACATGGCTATGCAAGGTGCGTGTATAGGCAATAAGGGAACATATTATAATTGCCTTGACCAACTTCAAATTTTTGGATTAATAGAATATAAAAAGGGAATTAATAATTACAAGGCTCCGCTAATTAAATTAATTTGCCTGTACAAAAATGAACAACTATCTGGACACGTAACTGTACCACAGAGTGAACCACTACCTGTACCTCTATCTGTACCACAGACTGTACCGCTAAGTGGTAATATATTAAGACTAATAACAGATAACCTAAAACCTATAACAGATAATTATGCAATTTTTGAAAAATTTGTTTTGGACTTATCAAAACCAAATATTACTTATAATGAATTTATAGATAAATTCAATCTTTTACGTAAATCAAAATTTTCAAATAAGGACAATAAAGCAAAAGGTCAGTTTAATGCAAGGATAAAGGAGGGTAAAACTATTGACGATATTTTAACGGCACTCCAAAATGCCATGAAAGAAAAAAACCATATTGAAAGTGGCTTTAAATATCTTACACCTGAATTTATCACAAGGTCTGATAAATTGGAAATGTTTTTAAATTCAGGCAATACGGAAACAGAAAAACAAACCCAACCACCACCGAAAGAACCTGACGGGTTTCGGGACAGAGTTGACCATAACGAAATGATCCAAGAGGATTGGGACTATGTAAACTTAATTAAAAAACTTTATAACAAAAGGATAGTATGAACTTCAAAGATATACAAAATATAGAAAAATAATAAAAAATAATTTGCATATTATAAAATAATAGTTATCTTTGTACAAGCGTTCAGTTATGAAAATATTAAAATCCCACATCTACAACATTGCCTTATACCGATTACTTCGGGACTGGACGCTCTTTGTTGTATTTGTGGGTATTTTTATATGGTAGATTTGACCATCACAAGAAAGCAAAATTTTAGCTGTATATATAAAATACAGTCAAAAATAACAGGTAGGTGTTATATTGGAAGTGCTAAACATTTTGGTATAAGAAGAAGAAACCACATATTCCAATTAGAAAACAAAAAACACCACAGTATTATTTTACAAAATCACGTAAATAAATATGGTATCAATGATTTATATTTTGAAATACTTGAAATGTGTGATTGGGATAATAAAACCATAGAAAAAGAGCAGTATTATATTGATTTGTTTACTCCATATTTTAATGTTTTAAGGGTTGCTGGTAGTTCTTTTGGAAGGATAACATCCGAAGAAACAAGGAATAAATTAAGATTATCACATTTGGGTAAAAAGCAATCGGATGAAAGCAAGAATAAAAGAAGAAAATCTATGATTTCTGCATACAAACTAATGGATTTTAATAAAAAAGAAAATAGAAAAAACGGTGGATTTTCTAAAAGAAAAAGAGTTATTTGTATAGAAACAGGAGTAATATTTACATCAATAAGAGATGCAGAACTAAAAACCGGGTGCGATAATATATCTGGAATTTGTAATAATAAATTTGGAAGAAAATCATCTAAGGGCTTAACTTTTAAATATTGCGATTAATATGGATTATCTTGATATAGCATTAAAATATTATAATAACGATTTATCGGTAATCCCTATTACTGCGGATAAAATTCCTGCGATAAAATGGAAAACACATACCGAGAAATTAATAAAACCAGATAACAATTTTTTAGATTGTTATGGTATAGGTATAGTTTGTGGCGAAGTTAGTGGAAACCTACACGCTATTGATATTGACTGCAAATACGACCTGACAGGCACTTTATTTGACAGGTATAAAAACCTGATAAACGATATTGATAAAACCATACTTTCTAAACTTGTTGTACAAAAAACAATGTCCGGGGGGTATCACTTCATATACCGATGTAAGGAAATAGATGGTAATAAAAAACTTGCAAACCGTTACACAACTGATGCCGAAAAACAAGCAGACCCGAAAGAAAAAACAAAGGTACTTATTGAAACAAGGGGAACGGGAGGATATATTGCTATTGACCCGACACCGAAATACAAGCTAATTTATGGCAGTCTTGACAAAATACAGGAAATAACACCAGAACAAAGGGAAACCCTTATAAATTGCGCCAAAACCTTTAATGAGGTTTATACACAACCTATCGTAAAAAAGGAACAGCAAAAAATCATCAATGATAATTTAAGCCCGTTTGCAGACTGGAACGACAGAGGCGATGTATTGAACCTGCTGGAGCAAGAGGGCTGGAAGGTAGTTTTGGAACGTGGTACTAAAAAACTTTTATTAAGGCCAGGGGGAAAAGGGAAATGGAGTGCTGACTGGGACACCGAAAAAAGATTATTCTATGTTTGGACTTCATCATCGGAATTTGAAAACGACAAAGCATATAATCCGACTCAGGTTTTATGTTTGCTAAAATTCAACTCAGATTATTCTGATTGTGCTAAATGGTTAAAGCAAAATGGATATGGTGCAAAAATAGAAATAGTTGCAAAAAACCCAATAATCATTGAAGATAATATCGTACCATTTTCCGTTGATGAAAAAAACATATTAGCTGTCCGTAATGGTACATTTGAACTTGGCTTAAAATCTAACTGGGAAACATTTGATAAGTATTACAGATTTAAAAAGGGTAATTTTGTGTGCGTAAACGGACACGCAAACATAGGAAAGACAGTAACATTGTCGTATCTTATGGTGCTTACTGCCGTTCTGTATAATTGGCGGTGGATTGTTTACTCATCTGAAAATAGAACGTGGTCTGTTAGAAAAAAACTTATGGAGTTTTCTAATGGTATTGAAATAACAAGAATGTCTGATGCTGAATACAACAAAGCAAAAGATTTTGTTATGTCAATGTTCACCTTTATAAACATAGATAGGCTGTATTCTGCCGAAGAACTAATAGACGTGGCAAGTGCGTTAAATGATAAGGATTCCTACAATGGTTTTTTGGTTGATCCCTACAACTCTTTAAGGATGGACTTGACAAAAAATGACAAATATAGTTCTCACGAATATCATTATGAGGTGGCAAGTAAATTTCGTATATTTGCAAACAGTAATGGTATAACTACCTACCTGAACTGTCACGCCGTTACCGAAAGTTTGAGGCGAAAAGATAAAGATGGCTACCCTGTTGCGCCGTTTGCAGAAGATACGGAGGGGGGCGGTAAATTTGTTAATAGGGCTGATGATTTTATAACGCTACATAGGCTGATACAGCATCCTCTCGATTATAGAAATACGCAGGTTCACATAAGAAAAATAAAAGACGTTGAAACTGGGGGCAGACCAACACCGTTTGCAGAACCCATAATATTGACAATGTCTGTCGGGAACTGTGGCTTTTATGACGAGAACAACTATAATCCGGTTTTGGGTAAATACGAAAAATCTATTAAGCCGGAAAACGAATATAACTTTTATGAAAATAACAACGAAGAACCACCATTCTGATTATTAATAATTTAAAACATTAAACAATGAAATGTAAATGCGGAAACGAAATGAAAATAATTGACTTCGGACTGATAAGAGTTCATTACTGCAATGATTGTATGATTTGTGATGTTGAATATTTGGATTGTAAGCATAAAAATTTTGATATTATTGCACTTGAAATGTTAAATAAAAAAATAATGGTTAAAAAATATTGCACCGACTGTCAGCATACATTTGATAATCCATTAAAACACACCGAAGTTGATATTTCAAAACTTCATAAATCTACAAATGAAAGATACCACGAATACATACACAAAAAAGAAGAAGAAGATCGCAAGGAGTTTTTTGAATTTGTAAAAAATAGAAAAACACTAACCGGTGTTACTTATGTTGATTATATAAAATCTGACGAATGGAAAAATAAAAGACAACTTGTATTAAAAAGAGATAATTATACGTGCCAGATTTGCGGTAAAAAGGCTGAACAAGTACACCATTTATCATACGCTCACAGGGAAAATGAATATTTATTTGAACTCGTATCCCTGTGCGAACAATGTCATATTGAACATTATCATCCCGAACAA